CTTTTGCGCCATTCTTCAGCCATCTCGCTGTCTTTAATAGACACTAGGTTCTTGAGTCCTGGATGATTATCATCACCTCTTATAGCCATTGTGTATTCTCCTCCACTAAGTGGCCTACTTTATCTCTCCAAGAGACATTATCATCAGTTAATCTATGCTGGTGCGTTCTATAGGCTTCAAATGCGATTGCAAGAGCCATAACAGTATCATCATAGTTTCCTGGGAGGGCATTAGTTGACCCGTTTTCTGCTGAGACATAAGTTCTTAACTCCCCAACCATAACATCTGAGGGAATCCATACGTCTTCTTCCTCAATTGCCCGTTTAAGGTTTCCTATTACCATAGGTTTTGTAGAAACAGTAGTCCTGAAACCAGGTTTTCCACCCTCTTCATTGAGAAGATTAGCAGCCTTAGTCTGATAGTATAGGTTTACATAGTTCATCTGTTTAAGTCGATTAAGCGTAGCAATACCTAGACTATTACTCTCTACCGCTAGTAAGGCATTGTTGTAGTATCTACCCAAATAGAATAGAATATCACCAAAGTTACTAGGATCCGTGAAGTTATCTCTAAATAGTGCACAGACCCGTCTCTCCTTATCAAGAATAACTGCTGTACTGTAGTCTTGACCTACGCCAAGTGCTACATCAGCACCAATAATAAACCTACCTTCAAATGAAGGGGGTACCCATATCTCCAAGTGTCCTTCTTTAGCATCCTCGAAGTAACTACTCTTCTCGTCATACTCTCTAACGTAGTCAGGAGCAATAACCTGTATACTGTTAATAACCTCTTGGTCAAAAACACTGTTACCTGAGACAAGAAAAGCCTCTTCAGGACTAGCAGGATACTCCTGACGGAACTTTCGCTCCCCTGACTCTGCTATCTTTAGCCTTCTCCAGTAAATCTGATCGTTATCCAATTCATATTTTTCTACTAGATCCCATTCTTCTACTGTTAAGTCTAAGTCTTCTGGTGCCTTCCTACGATATTCATCTGTAATAAACCAAGGTAGGAAAATAGGAATGTATTCATTCTCACCTTTCATAGCCCCCTGGTATAACCGATAGAATTCTCCACTGGCTCCATTAGCTGTACTTTCCAGTAATACCTCAGTACCGTTTTCCTGAGAGATTCCCTGGAAGAGTCCTGCTAGGATTTGTTCGTCGAATTGCCAGAACCCGACTTCCGAGAGGTGGGCAATCGTAGGGGTAGTTCCTCGTCCTGCTTCTTTAGCACCCGCTGTGTAGAGCCTGTATCCACTCTTGTTATGTTCAAATAAAATCTCTTTGGCATTAGACTTGTTTAGTGTTGGTGGCTCTTCCATGTTATCGATAATGTTTCTCGACATATTGAAAAGAGCGTCACTGGTAGCGCTATCATGCGCCATCACAACTGACCTAGTGTAGGGAGTGAAGAATGTCTTCCAGAATACTCTAGCAGCGCAGTAGGTACTGATACCCTGCTGGCGTGCTTTTAGAATAATTGCGCGTACCTTTCCGGTAGCCTCTAGCTGTTCTTCAATCTTTTTATTTACGATAGACTGAGCCTCGTTAAACTCAAACGGAACGAAACCCTGTGAAGCATTCTTTGTAATAATCCTAATTTGTTCTTTTGAAAAGAGGGCGAAATCTTTTTCGTATGCCCCTAGCTTTTCTCTACGTTTGGCTTCTTTGAGAAGTTCCAGTTTACGTTTATTGTTCATTTAGTTGTCCTCTAAATATCTCCTATAAGGGGGTGTTTAGGTCCAAAGTGGTACTAATGGTTTTTCTCTATGTGTTAAAAAGATGTAGAGCGGTGTTGGGTACCCCCTCTGTGTTTCGGGGTCCCCCCTGTTTCTTTTTCTTTTTTTTTGTAGGACAATCCCGTCCTGCTGTGTCAAGGAGGTTGCTATGCAACATTTGACAACGACCGAGCTGAAGCGCGAACTGGTCATTCGCGAGTCCGTGGCTGCTTTCGAGAAAGCGCTTCGTGGTAACACTAACGTCTGCATAGACGTCATGTGGCACATGGAGTATGAAGGCTTGTACGGTGAGGCCGAAGCCAAGGTCAAAGCCTTGCTGTCTTATGCAGACAGCGGTGGTTGGGGCGTTGGCGAGTTCGGAGACGAACCAGAGGCTGAACCAGCTAAGGACAGAACTCTTGGAGAAATCCTAGGTGCTGCCTTAGAAGCCACACCAGGTGTGGTAGCCACACCAAAAGAGCCTGAGTCAATTCCCGATTGGGAATACTACGGGTTTCCCGATGAGGAGTCATACACTCCTGGTGAAGGATGCGGTGTTGAAGGATGCTGCAAATAAAACAAGAGAGACCTCTTCGGGGGTCTCTTTTTTTTTTTGGCTGTCCTCGTGGGCGCTTGGTTCTCCTCCCTTGCCAAGCGTCCTCGTGGGTTGCCGCTGTTGGTTTCCCTTAACAGAAGGAGTTTGTTATGTTTATCGAAGTCGATGATGAGTATTTAAAGCTGCTCAATCTAACGCTTGCTAAGGATTCTAAAGGTCTATTTGAGGCGCTCCAGGCATTGCCTCCCAAAGATCCTAAAGTTCCGGCTGTTCTTGGTATGATCAAGCATGTGACAGGCGTTGAGTTTGAAACTGTGGAGTAGCTTCCAGGGTAGTCCTGCTAGGACTATCCGAGAGGACACTTCTGTCCTGCGGGCAATCATGCCCTAACACCCTAGTACAAGGAGATTAGCTATGGGTAAGTTTAATCAAATGACTGTTGTTGCAACTCAAGCACAGGAGATTGCTACATTCGTGCCTTCTAACCCGGTTCTTAACGGACAGCCTACTACGGTTGTCTGGAGGAACCAACAAGGAGTTGGCAAGATTGTAGCTGCAGGTTCTGTAGCTGGCAACATCAAAATCCGGCTAGATACTGGTGCAGAGTTTACTTGTAAGCCAGATGTCTTTGGTGGTTTCTTTCCGGAGGCATTTATCAATGCCCTTCGTGAAGCTCATGCCAATCAAGTCGAGATTGTTGTGTGTACAGCAGTTACACCAAACAAGATTAGCTCGCGTGGTGGTGCGGTGTTTTCACCTAACTTCTTCTGCGGCATAAAGCCTGCTGGTGCTTCTGCGCTTACTGGCTTTAACCTGTAATCAATTTGCCTTCTGGGTAGCACTCTACGGGGTGCTATCCTAAAGGATAATTGTATCCTCAACAGCCACAAGGAGTGTATTATGTGGAATGGACTAGCAACAACTGCGCTGAAAGAATGGGCAGAGAAAGAAGCCAACAAGATACGTGTTGAAGCGAACAAGAAGCGTATCGAACAGTACTCGAAAGGAACAAAGTGATGATTATTCGTAACCTTAACATTAAAGATATGTCTAACAGACAACTGGAGAACCTCATGCAGGACATTTCGGTAGAACTACAAGACAGAGAAGTAAGAGAAGATGAACAAATAGCTATCGAGGCAAAAGAGGCTATGACAATGGGCTTAGAAATAAGCGAGATATATCACCCTGACAAACGTCTTGAAAAGAAAATGAGAGATAAATACATTGAACTCTGCGAAGAAGCTGCGGGTCCAGGGGAAACTCCTTTCTTCCAAGAAATTCTCTCTGAGTGGTACTCTGAACAAGACAGAATACAGTCAATGCGCACTACAGGGGCATAAATAGGACCACTTTGGGAATACTTCTGGGTTTACGTGGAGTATTCCCTGTAGTGGTGTGTCCTTATGTGTGATAATGTGAACCGAAGGAGGACTAAATGATCGAATCAATCTTACTCTGGACAATCATATGCATATACATAATATAAGACCAAAGTGTGACAATTGTGATTCACCGTCAGACGCAACTGACTTTGCAACCTACTGGCTATGTGCTAAATGCTGGTTAAGGAGATTTAAATGTACTTAGATAAAGAGTTCCAAATAAAGCTTGCAAATGCAATGCTACATACTTCACTACTTGCCTATTCAACTGCAGAAGACATTAAAGAAGATTATCCTGAAAGGGCTGAACAGCTAAAAGATATTAACGAACTTTGCGGCCAACTATTTAATATCTTTAATCCGAAAGAAGGAATTAAACTTGAAGTAGAGCTAGGAGAATAAAAATGACTAAACAAGAAATGCAAACTACAATCGATGAACTAAACGATAAACTCTCTAATCAATCTAAGATGATTGCGGAGTTAGCAACACATGCTCAAGAGATTGAAACGTACCAAGAAATACAGGAATTAGCAGATAAGAAAATTGAAAGTCTAGAAGAACAAGTAACTCATTACAAAGAACAAAATGATAGCCTATTCAAAATCATCAGTAGATTAGAAGACAAAATAGAAACCTACAAAGAAGTAGTGATGGTGCTGAAAAATGCGTAAAGTTATAGTGAAAAATATTACATTAAATTGGGATAAAACTAGAACTGAAGGACCATACGGTGGTTACTCAATCCAAATCGAATTCGATGGAGATCGATACGAAGAATTGTACAAATTTGGTAGAGCAAAAATAAGTAGTACTAAATGGAGAATGAACTTGCGTAGTACAAAACCTATCAAAGTTATAGATTCTTGTATGAATGAGCTGCCCGACGAAGTACTAATAAGTAATCAATCAATTGGCAATATAATGTTACTATTACCAGATACGCCAATATCTTTTAGAGGTAATGAAATAAGAAAAGGAATTCCAATTGCAATACAAATCACTGACTACAACGGCTACATTAAGGAGGATTTCTAAATGAAACTAACCATTGATCCAATTCTAAACGAAAACCTGAGACGTGTATTAGGTTTAAAGAAAGACGCTGGCTACTTTGAAATACAAGGTAGAAAATTCGAAAGCTACATCAGTGAAGGCTTCACTAAAGATATGTATGCTAAAGGCTCTTTCAAAGACGAACGAAAGTACATCTTCAAACACAATGTAACCGATGAAGTCTTTGTCGGTACAATGAAAACAATCGCTAGGATAAGCTTAGAAAATGGTTGGCATCAAGGCTCATGGTGTGGAACTCAGCTTGTTAAGCGATTAGGTTCTCAACGTTCATTGTTAACTTTTCTAGGTGAAATAAAAAGTGAGTAGCACCTAAGATAGTTCCACTTTGGGACTATCTTTCGAGACACTCATGTCTCTAACCAAGCATGTAAAGGAGTTTATCATGCAAACAATCATCCGTAACGTATCAGTTAACTACGCTAAAGT